CTTAGCGGATGAGGTTGATTGGTCAACACAGGATAAACCGACTAATTTCGGTCAAGCACAATTGGAAAAAGTGCAGTGGTCATCTAACTTTTGTGCGATTAAAAACATCGAAAAAGACGGCGACACCTTAACGGAAGAAGATGTGACCACAATGTGCAGTGAGGGAACGGAAACTGAACCGGGTGATATTGAGTTTGGCAACGTAAAACTCACTTTCTTCTGGGCGCCAGCTACCGCAATGCAAGCGGATTTACGCAAGAAATTCTACGGTAAAGAAACTTTCCCCTATTTGATTGTGTTCAAAAACAATCAAGGATCGCTCTATGGCACAGGCTTTATTCAAACCAGCACCAATATTAGCGGTGAAGTCAAAGGCAAGTTTGAATCGGGCGTAACCATTAAACAATCCAAACGGGATTATTTATTACCAGTGTAATTTTACAAAAAAAAAGCACAAAAACAGACCGCTTGTAGCAATACAGGCGGTTTTTTTATATCTAAAAATAGAGGGCATTATTATGCAACTTGCGAACCCAGAGAATTTTAAACAGTTTGTACAGATTAAAGAAAATAATGCAGTAACTACATCAGAGATCGTCGCTAAAGTTTTCAATAAACGACATTCTGATGTATTGCGAGCAATTGAGAATTTAATTTCTAATAGCCCTGATAATTTTATCGAACGCAATTTTGCGTTTTGCTTTAAAAACAATAGGTTACAAAACGGCAAGCCTCAACCTTACGTTGAGATGACTAAGAATGGTTTTGTGCTTTTAGTTATGGGCTTTACAGGCAAAAAAGCAGTTGAATTCAAAATTGCTTATATTGAAGCATTTGATTATATGCAAGCAGAGCTAGCTAAAGGCACTAAGGGATTATTAGAACAGTATTATCAAGTACTTGGTGAACATAAGGCTGAAAAACAATTTGCAAGCCTCTGTGGACAAGGATTAAGTCAATGGAAAGAGAAAAACCTTTACTTGAAGCAACACTTCGATTATTCGAAGACAAAATGCAAATTGAACTTCCACTTTTAACTAACTAATAAGGAAATCAATAATGAACAAAGGCACGAAAGCAACTTTACTCGCGATTAAACCCACATTGAAACCGTTTGAACTCAACGGCAACACTTACTATATCCGCTCTTTTACTGTAGGTGATGTAAACCGTGAAGTGTTTGAATATCGAAATTGGCTGAAAGCACAGGCAATGGCACAAGGCATTGAGTTGAATCTGAATGATGAAGATGTACTCGCCAAGCAGCTTGAACCCATTGCGGATAAATACCGCCTTGCGCGCAATCTTGCTATTAAATTATGCGATGAAAAAGGCAATAACTTATTCGACCCTGATAATATCGAAGATTTAGAAGCCATTTTAACCCTTGATGACAGCGTACTTACCGCCTTTAATCAAGCCGAAAATGCTGATGCCCCAAAAAACTTACAGCCCGACGCAAGTTCCAATTAACCTTATCCCTTGCGTTGGGTAAAACGCTATCAGAAATCGAAGCAATGCCAGAGCGCCACTTGCAAGAATATGAACAATTCTACCAAGAACAACCTTTCGGGTTATGGCGTGAAGATTATCGCACCGCACAAATTGCCTACTTGCTAGCAGCGATTAATAGCGACCCCAAAAAAGACAGCCCAAAACTCACCGAGTTTATGCCGTTTTTTGCGGAACAAAGTGCGGTGGAAAATAGCCAAGATTTTGATGATGGTAGCGAGATGTTTTTGGCACAGAGATAAAATAACTATTGAAAAAATAGATTCATATATTGCATTTAAAAACTGAAGTTGTTATGCTTGGCACCAATAAACATAATGACGATACTTATTATGTTTTTTACATCCAGCCTTTGGCGAGTCGTTTCACTATTCCGAAATAGATGACCCTTAGGCTTTTTTATTATGTGTAATATAGGATTTTGTATGAAGAGAAAAGTAGCTATTTTTGTTGATGCGGGATTTTTTATCCGCATATTTACCTCTAAAATTGATCCAGAAATGAAAATGTCTCCTGAAAAATTAGCAAAAGAGATGTGGCGCTATTGGATTCGTCATGTTGATCGACGAAATGGAGAACAGCTTTATCGCATCTATTTCTATGATTGCCCACCGTTAATGAATAAGGCCCAACATCCAATAACGGGGAAAGAGATTAATTTTGCTGTAAGTGATATAACTAAATATAAACTTGCGTTGCACCAAGCGTTACTACATCAACCTTATGTGGCTTGCCGGATGGGGGAGCTAAGCGTTGATACTAAAACAGATTGGGGATTTATTCGAACAGATTCCATACATAGCTTTAAAAAGCTAATTAAGGGGGAAGTAGCTTATCACCAAATTAACCCAAATAATGTGTCTTTAAAACCAAAGCAAAAAGGGGTTGACATGAAGCTTGGTATTGATATTACAAGCGTAGTGTTAAAAAAATTAGCCAATAAAATTATTTTAATTTCAGGTGATAGTGATTTTGTTCCAGCAGCAAAATTAGCGAGAGTGGAAGGAGCGCATTTTATTCTAGACGCGATGGGGAGAGATGTAAAAGGGGATCTTGCAGAACATATTGACGGTTTGAAGACGTTTATACATAGTCATAAAACAAAGTTACTTAAACCCTGTTGACCTCAACAGGATTTTCTTTTATATTAACCACATAGGCGTCAGAACCTACAACCAAAAGCGGAAATCCGCACCCGACAGCATAGCGGTTTTTTTATGCGTAAAATTTGTGTTTCTCCTATTTCTCATCACGAATGGATCGCACATTTCACTCTATGCCGAGAGGGCGGAGAATAAAATACCCGAAAGGGAAATAATCCCGACCGACTTTTGGCGGTTTCTGAACCTCTTGGCAACCCAACTTAAGGACTAGAAGTGCAATTTGTCGAAACAAGTGAGAATAACATCACTTATATTCATACCGAATTTAATATTGAAAATGTAACTTATTTAGCCATTTTTTCAAAAGATGATGAAACGTTATTTTTCTTTAACGATGACGTAAATATAACAAAATACATTCATCATCGTCAGGTATATTCTATTAAATTTCTTGTGAAAGATTATCTTGAAACAGAAAATGATGATTTGTACGCGCCACCGTTGGATCATAAATTTGGCAAAAAACAAATTGCTGAATTAAAACAAAAACTTGAGGAAATTGTCTATCAGCATTATTTAAGGTTTAAGCCAGATTGCTATGTTTTTGTAGGGGAACGCCCTTCATTAATCAGAATGTATAAAAAACTTTGTGCAAACCCAAGCGATTTTATGGTAAACTTTAAGCCAATAACGGATTTAGGCAGTCATAGAGATTGTTTTGTGATAAAAACCCCATCCTACAAGGAGGAATAAAATGATGAAGAAAACGACCGCTGCCGAAATGAAAAAACAAGCAGCCCAAAAATTTAAAAAAGCGTATCAACAAGCGAAAAAAAATGGCGCACTAAAAGAAATTTCAGAATAACCCCCTTAGTACAATTACCCCTAGCAGTGAAAATTGGTAGGGTTTTTCATTTGACAACCCAAATTTATTTTATTAGTATTAATCTCATAGGTGTCGAAGCCTTAGCAGCGGTAATCCGCAACCGAAATCCAATGCGGTTTTTTTGTATCTAAATTTTGGTGTTTCTCCTTTTCTCAGCCAGATTTGACAAAAAACGGTAAATAACAATCAATGATCGAGTGGGCGAGGAATACAATACCTTCGGGGAATAACTCCAGCTTACTGCTAGGCTTTCGAACCACTCGATCGCCAGTTATCTTTATGATGAAGACAACTGAAATTATTCGAAAAATTAGCAGAGGCAATTATGTCAAATCAAAATCAACTTCAAACTATTCAATTTAACAATCAATCTTTAATAACTTTTGAACAAAACAGCACCCATTATGTAGCAATGCGTCCTATTTGTGAAAATATTGGCTTAGAATGGGGCTCTCAATATAATCGTATTAAACGTGATGAGGTTCTAAATTCAGTTATGGTTATCATAACCACAACTGGATCTGATGGTAAAAATTATCAAATGCTCTGCCTCCCAATCCAATACCTCAACGGCTGGCTATTTGGCATTGATGTAAAACGCGTGAAACCTGAAATCCGAGAAACATTGATCACCTACAAAAGAGAATGTTATCAAGCGTTGTTTGATTATTGGAATAAACCAAAACAGCAACCTTTACCCCTTGCTGAAGCGGAAGCGGATGAAGAAGCAATCCGCATTATTGCTAATCTATATCATTCTCTCCGTGGGGCGTATGAAATGGGCGTTAAAATCCGCAAAGAATATCCACACCTTGGTAGAGATATAGACAAATTTATCGGAGGGCATTATCTCTACAGCCTCAATATGCCAACTGAAAACGCTTTAGAGAAAGCTCGAAAATATGTTCAAGCCAAAAGTGAACGCATTATGTTCATTAAAGGAATGCTAAGCCTGCTTGACGAACAACCACAACCAAAACGATTAGCGAATTTCTAAAAATTCAATAAAAACCGACCGCACTTTAGTTTAAGTGCGGTTACAGGAGAACCAAATGAAAC